CAGAATATAAAGCTTCTTTTTCTTCATATTCAAAAAATTCTTTCATAAACTGAAAATAATCTTCTGAGTTAATAAAATCATAATGTTGTTGTTCAAAAACGTCTTCCATTGTTATTTTGTTAGTTAGTACGCCCGCCAGGATTCAAACCTGGGGCCTATTCATTAGAAGTGAATTGCTCTATTCAGCTGAGCTACGGGCGCATATTGTTTAAACCTTTTTTACTTCGTATTTGTGACCTGAATCAGTATTGGTATTGAAGATGTTGGTCATCTCTTGTGCCTTGTCTCTATTATCGAATTCCCAAACTTCACCTTGTGTATCCAACATAATGACAGGTAGGACTCTTTCGTCTTTAGTTTTAACATGTTTAATGATTACATACATTTTCTGTTTCTTTTTACAAATATATGAAAGTTATATTAAAAAACAAACCCCCCAATTAAAAAAAGGAGGGTTTATAAAAAAATTAAGATTTATCTATTTACCAATTACAAGATTGTCTAAATCAATACCATTAATCATTCCATCTTCAACTTCATTATACATAAACGATTTAACGACAGAAGTGACTGATTGTTCAGCTTGTGCAATTTTTGATTCCATCCAATCGTCAAGTTGTTCATTATCTTCCATCATTTCCCACATTTTGTATGCCAGTGTTGCAATTGTAAAAAGTTGCTGTTTTGCCATATAAGAACCTTCTTCGTGTTCTTCTTTGAGTGTCTTAACGACCTCTTCTAGTTGTTTCTCAGTTATTATTATCTTTCCCATGACTATTCTCCATATTCAGTTATTCTATCGTCTTCATTTGAAATCTCACTTTCTAATATTGAAATATAAGATTTTAACTCTTCGATAGTATGTTTTATTCTTTCGATTCTTTCTTCGCTTGATAACTTTTTACCATCATCTTGATATCTTTTATAATAAGGCATCGTTAAATCTCTTAGTTCAGTATAAAAATCAGGTTTTTCTGTTTCCACACTGACCATATCCATTTCATCCTCTTTGAGGTATTGTTTTTTTGTTGCTACTATGTGATTTTGAATTATTCTTTTTCTTTCACTTTCACTAATATGAAATTTATTATTAACCATCTTATGTTTTGAATATTTTAATTTATTACCATGTTCTACATGCCCAATATCTTGGTTTCCATCTTGGTCCAGGATTGTCACAATTGTGTCTTGCCCTAAATGAACGCCTTCTTTCAGGATTATTTTTTTTGATCGTCATTCTCTTTCCTTTTGCCGATTTCCCACCAAAACCAAAGTTTACTTTAACAACCTTTCCTTTGTCGTTTTTAACATACACTTTGAACTTTTTAATGTCCCCTTGCATGATTTTACCAAGTTGAACTTTTCTTCCCTGGTACTCAGCTTCTTGGAGTAAATTAACGACTTCTACTGAACCATAAATGTCTTCATATATAAAGTCATTAGTTTCAACGAACTGCTCCATTAAAACCTTATTTATGATGAATTTTATAATGTTTTCATTTATATCATCGTCTTTTGAAAAATCTAAATGTATTTGAATTAAATGAATTAAATCAATTCTGATAAGTTCTTTATTTCTTTTAGCGATTTGTTGGTTTCTTAAATCATTACCTTCATAATCTTTCAAATAATTTGAAAATAGATTTAACAAAAACATCATGAATCTGTATTTGTTTTCTACTGTAAATTCCACAGGATAATAGTCCTGACCTTTACTTAAAATGGTTTCAACATCGAATATTTTTGTATCACCTAAACCGTCATTTATCAAATAGGTATCGATGAACTCATATATTGTGTCCATGATTTCTTTTCTGTTTCTTTCAACGATATACATCGATTCAGGAGCAACCCTTTGAATAAATGGTTTTAACACTTTTGATATTTTGCTCAACTCTTGTGAGAATGTTGTATCACTCATATATTCTTCAACCTCATAGAATTCTTCAACTCCTTCAGATTCGAATAATACCTTTTTGATTATTTTAGATAATTCCATAAAGATAAATATCATATAAATAAAAAAGGTGAGATCTCTCTCACCTTAATTTTGGTTGACTTTGGATTGTCAACGACTCCACCACTTTGTTTTAAAGATTTACAAAGAAACTAACCCTCTAGTTTCGATTTTGCGACTATTACATCTACCATCGAAACTTCTTTCGCCTGACCTAAAATCAAGCACTCTTTCAACATATTTTTGGGGATGTGTATCAAGAGATCTTTTCCATTAAATGTTGTAAACTCATCACCCATCGCCAATGATGAGTGGATCATATTCAAAAATATCTTAAACTGAGTCTCATCTAAAAATGTCTCATTAACTAACTCACCATATTTTGGATGTACTAAAAGAATATTTTTTACTGTTGCCATATCGTTTATTATTTCTACAAAGATAAAAAACTATTTTGAATAAACCAAATAAATTATTGGTATTTGTATTTAATTTTTGAAACGGACACAAGTGAGCTGTAATGACGAGTATCAATTCCAAAATATTTTAATTCATCTATTACATATTTTTCATAAGAAGAACGATAATAGTTATTTGTACATCTAATCCCTCTACCTAAATCGTATCTTACACTATATTTTGAACCAGAATAACCCATGTAAGTTGACTCAGTAATATCAACTTCGATATCTACCTCATAACAAAATTTGTTTTGCCCATTCCAAGACCATTTGTTCTCATATTTTCTAACAGATGTAATTTTAATTTTAGCACCCAAAAGCATTCCACGATGGTCATTCCAACCATCTTTTCTACCATCAGTGTCGATGATCATGTCTTTAACCAACTTCTTGATAGATTTGATTTCTTTATCCTTGATTGTGTATCCTTGTTTGTTTGCGTTTCCCATACCACAAAGATATGAAAAAAAATGAAAGCACAAAAAAATGGATAATAAAATTTATCATCCATTCAATTTTTTTTCCGGTCGCTCCATGTTAAAAAAGAAACGCTGAGATTACACGTTTATGTGAGTACCTTTAGAGTTATTATTGTTTCTACTCCTATCCACTTCCTTTTGAGAAGTATTACTCAGTGACGGTTTTTTAGGTATACCACTCCTTGAGGTAACAGTTACTCTCTTATTACTTGACTCTCTTCGAGGATGCCTCCCCAATTATTCCTTGCGGGATTAGAGGTGTTTGGTAAGAATATCGTTAAACTTGCGGTTTAATCGATGCAATGAACGGCTCATTACTATGTAGTCACCTTTCACTATTACCTGACGGACACTTTTGCTTCTGTAGTTTCATATTGGAAAATATCAACTTCCATAAGTTTTTGTGTCGTGGATTTTGAAAGTAGTGGTCCGTCTCGGGCTTCGTTATCTTTTGGACAACGAAATACTCAACTACTCTCTGAAATGTCCCCATTTCCATATTTCAAGACTACTTCATTACAGGGTTTTGGTAAACCACCGTAAGGGAAGGTAGCGACACCACTCGTTCTCCTTCTTACCTTGTGGTACTTCCACTTGGTTTTAAGTAACCTATCATATTGGAACACGCAATATTAAAGTTGGATGACCTTAATTTTTGCAATATCCCTACGGGTTATTCCTATTGGTGTTCCCACCTCAAACGGACGACCCACACCGCCCATTCGTTCAAACTTTTTCTTTACAGCGTTGCCCTCAATACTAAAGCTCAAACGGTATCCCGCTTGTGTACTCGAGTTCAATCACCCTTTCGGGTTTTTAAACCGCAAATCAGTTACACTTCTGATTCACTTTATCCTACTTTCGTAGTTTATTTTATGGACTATACACAGCCCAATGATCTTGAGTCATTTTCCTTTAAAGAAAAAGGGGGTTAATCTTTTTTTTAATTCTATGACCTTTAAGATCTATTAATATTTCAAAGAACTTGTGTGATTTGAATACCGAGTATCTTTCATCACCTATAAGTTTCAAACCTGTACAAATTTAAGTATTTAATTTGAAGTTGTCAAACTTTTTTTAATTTTTTTCTACATAAACTTCATTTGTTCCAAGATCATACGCTCTCAACTTCGCAAACAATTCGTTTGAAGTATACAACTTTTGACCTTTTTCGTTGAAGTAGTAGAAGATTACATTTTCTTCTTCCATAAAAAAGTTTTAAGGGTTTACACTATGTCAATTATCAATTAGATCGTTACCTAATTGTTTTACAAATCTATACATATTATTTAGATTTGTCAAATAAAAAAAATAAAAAGTTTGATTTTTTCGGTAAAGATAAATATTCACCAAAAAAGTAAAATCCGTTAGAGAATAAAAATTAATTAAAAAAAGTATCAACCAGAGTATTATCAGTGTCTATTTTTTCAATTTTTTCTTCTAACCATTCAGAAAATATGTCTTTAGATGAAATAAGGTACTCTGCGTCTTCATTATCTCTCAAAGGAATTTCAACAACTTTGTTTGCCCCTTCCAAGAAATGTGATCCACTATCTTTCTTACAGTATTTAACTTTACCATTGTCACCAATTAACATTAAATCAAACACTATATTATCACAATCAATACCACTACCCTCTACAATGATGTAATCAAGATCTTTGAATGGTGAATAAGATCTGTATCCGTCAACTTCTGGTCTGTATTTTGTTGATTTATTAATTGACCAATTTTCAATAGGTTGTTCTAAATCTGGTTGTAACCTGTAATCGGTAGTTAATTCTTCTCCTTCAGAAATATCTCTTGTCGCCACTAAAAATCTTTTATTACCATCAACCAATTCATTATGACAGTTAGGGTTATCACTGTGATTATGAAATTTACCTAATTCGGTAAATTTATATTTGTTACCCATTTCTATAATGTCATGCAATAATCCAATAACTTCTCCTTTTTTCAAATCTTTTGAAGCAAACACACCCTTACCCTGAATTTCACTTTCGTCAACATTGTATTTTTTATTTGAGCTAAATTTGTTTTCAGTAATACTTGTAGAGTTTTGAATTTTTTTATTCAGAATGTCAACAAACGCATCTTTCATTTCTCTAACCAAATCAGAATATGTTCTTTGATTTTCTTTGTTAGGTGTGACTGAAACATCAATACCCTCTTTTTTCATTTGATTGAGTGCTGCTTCAATTTGTTTTTCAGACAATTTTCTAAATCTTAAAAGTTTTTGTCTTATATCTTTAACAAAGTTATTACTACCTTCATAAAATGCGATTGGTAATGCTTCAGCTGGTAAATCTTTAGTGTAAGGTTTATCATAACCACTATAAAGGAAGTTAATACCGGATATATTTGTAATACATTTGTGACCTCCTGAATTTGCTCTCAAAAAGTCATACCCATTAATGGTTTGTTTTTCAGGGTCAAATGAAGGCATTTTTCCATAAAGTGCCATCATATCTTTCGATGTAAATCCTACTGACTCTGGTGTTGCTTCTCTTTCTGCGATCTTTTTGATTATTCTGAAGCTTAATACTTGTTTTTCTAATTCAGGTCTAAATAAATCTAATATTTCGTCTTTTATTTCACCTAAGTTAATCCCTTTGAGTGCCCTTTCTTCTTTGAAGGGGTTACATGAGGCTTGTACCATCCCCACTTGTCCACCCAACCCAGTAACCAAAAAGTCGGCCTCGGGATTAAGTTTAAAAGGTACATAACGATCATAAGATCCTTTTTTCATACTACCAAGACCAAACTGTGATATAACATTTCCAGTTTTTTGTATCACACCTTCTTTTTCTCTAGCTTGTAAGAATTTTTCTTGGTTTTGCACCATAGTTTCAGTACTAGCAAAACCTTGATCTTTAGCGAGTTTTTTGATGTTGTTCAAAATACTAAGTAAAGATGGTTTTGATTTCATCACTAAATCCTCCAAGAAGTTTGCGTTGTTTTTGTAAGCCAATAATAATTTGTTTACAACAAGACCCATCATCATTTTATTTTTCTGTAAGGAACTATCTTTATCAAACTTATATAAGAAGTTCATAACCATTTCAGGAGTAATCTTATTTACCGCAAAGTTCGCAGAGTCAACTGTTGATATTAACATAATGTCATCAGATGGGAAAATGTCTTTTGGTGAAATGATCTGAGAAATGGTTTCAACATTTGATCTTGATGGTCTAAAGCTAGTTGCGGTGTCTCCCTCAACACCAGCCTGACTATCGTGGTGGTCTGTGTGAATAACAAACATTGGTTTACCATGAGCAAAATCAACTAACACCGGCATAATATTACCTTCACCTTCAGGTTTTTTGATCGCAAATTCTTTGGTCCCGTATTGAATAACTTCACAGTCAACAACCTTAATTCCATTTTGTTCCAAATACTCTTTCATTGCAATAGCAGTTGTGACACCATCTAAATCTTGGTGAAAGTATATTTTTGCCTTGTCATATCTTTTTGCAAGGTTTTTAATGTCTCTGATTCCTGATTCGTTGATCAGTGTTCTATATTGTTTCTCGGTTATGTTAATTTTCATATTAATAAATACCTTGTAAAATAAAAAATCCCACTATTGTGGGATTTCATTTATGGTGTCGAGTGTTTTGAAATAATCAATCCTCGTTTGTGCTATTTTAGCGTAGTTCTCACTTAACTCAATACCTAACCATCTTCTGTCTAATGTTTCCGCAGCTACCAAACTAGTTCCGCTTCCAGCAAACGGGTCCAAAACTACATCGTTTTTGTAGGACAAAATCTTAATTGCCTTGGTCGGGATGTCCATCGAGAATGTTGCCTTAGTGAGTGATTTTGTATCTGCAAAATAATTCCACTGACCAAAAACAAGTTCCATAAATTCTTTCTTATCTGTTTCTTCATAAACCACTTTTTTCTTTAATGTACCATCTTCTTGTTCAATGTCAGTTGGTACTCCCACCCATTGTGGTTCTCCTTTAACTTTTTTTATGTGATGTTTTTTATATGCCAAAATAACACACTCTTTTGGGTTATAGATGTATGGTGACGATGGACTCATCCAAGATCCCCAAGCGGTAGTCTTACTTCTATGTGGTGATTGCTCCTCAAGGTCAACGATCCCAAAGAACCCATAACCAATCTCTTTCATGATTTGCCACATCTCAGACACAAAGAATATTCTTCCTCCTTTCTTTTGACGATTAATCTCATATGGAATATTCAAAGCAATTCTTCCATCATCTTTCAATAATCTATACGCCTCACTTAACCAATTTTTTGCAAACTTAACATATTTATCAAATTCAACATCATCTTCGTGAACATCATAAGCAATACCAACACCATAAGGTGGGCTAGTCACTATAAGGTCTATAGTACCCTCAGGTAATTCTTTCATTACCTCAACGCAATCTCCGTTAATTATTTTTCCTGTTTCTATCATTATTTCTCCTTGTCTTCTAAATAATCCCAAACTAAATTTGAATATTCTTCATATAGATCTCCGTCTTCGTCATCTTCTAAATTAAAGACCGCATTATCTAAACAGATATCTATTACTTCTTCATGTTTTTCTTCGAACGATAGATCATCTTCAACTAAAGATAGAATCTCATCAATTTTATTTGTTTGTGTTTTAGTTAATTCCATAAATTTATGTTAAACTTTTTATTAATGCGTATATAAAAATATAGGTCGCCGCCAACCATAAAATAACAAATACAAATGCGAATATTCTATAATTTCTTTCAACATGATCTTTTGACCTACCTTGATAATCTTCGGGGTTAAATTCTTCTTTCATAATCATAGTGTTTGTGCGATTATTTGAGCCAACTTATATCCTGTAAATGCTCCGATTGCTGCGGAACCTGGAAGAACTATAAACTTACCTAACATAGTTTCATATTTCTTCCTATTTACAATATAAGAAATTAATATGTAATAAACAATATAGTTTATCAAAACTAAAAAGTCCAGTTCTTTTGACGCAAAAACAACAATTGAGTTCCCAAGGAATCCCCACATAAAGTTTATAAGGGTTTCACGGATTAATTCATTCGGTGTGGTGATCGCATCTAAGACGCTGATCTCTTTATCGAGACCTGTTTTCTTCAAGGGTTTCGATGTGGTGTTGGAGGTACCAGAGGGCTTTTCTGAGGTCCTCAAGTTCTTTGTCTTTTCCTTTTTTTCCTGCACGACTTATATATTTTACTGTGTTTCCTAAACTAAAACCCAATTCCCAAGCATCAATCACTTTGATGGCTTCGTATGGGTTATCTTGTCCTCCGTAATGTTGGGGGTGATTTACTTGTTCCATTATTATTATTCTTCTTCTCTATATTCTTTTAGTAATTCTTCATTTGATATGGTATTGTACTTACCACTTAAACCATCCATATCAACAAATCTAGTCATCATATCTTTCATTTCATAAATTTGTTTAGTAGTATCTAATGATTTAACAATCTCACGAATGATTTTGTATGGATCCGCATTTGATCCTGGTCTACGATCTTCAACATAACCTTTCCATTCTTTTGCGGTGTCTTGAGGAACACGAATTGACGCTCCGCGATCTGAGACACCCCAACTGAATTTGTCAATTGCTTGTGTTTCATACTCACCAGTCAAACGAAGGTTGTTGTTAGAACCATATGCTTTGATATGATCTTGGTGTCTTGATTCAAATGCATTAAACAATGCTATGAAATATTCTTCACCACCATCAATTCTCATCATGTCAGTTGAAAAGTTAGTGTGTAGTCCTGATCCATTCCACTCACCATGTGTTAATGGTTTAGGGTGAAGTTCAATATGATATCCGTATTTTTCTGCGGTCTTGAGTAGGAAGTAACGGGTAATCCAAAGGTCATCACCACCTTTTAATTTTCCTTTTGAGAATACTTGATATTCCCACTGACCTAAAGCAACCTCTGCATTTGTTCCAGTAATATCGATTCCGTGTCTTAAACACATGTCTGTATGTTCTTCAACAAACTCACGACCAACAACATTATGACCCACACCACAATAGTATTCACCTTGACCTTTAAGTATGTTTCTTTTGTGTCCTAAAATGTTTCCGTTAATCTCTTCACGAATAAAGTATTCCTGTTCAAATCCAAACCAAAGATCTTCAAAGTTATCCCCAATCTGAGATCTTTTATTTGATTCGTGTGGTGTTCCATCAGGATTCAATACCTCGCATAGAATATAAACAGTGTTATTTTCTAATGGAAAGGTGGAAGGTGTGTAGTGTCTAACAGGTTTCAATAGACGATCAGAGTTCCCAGTTACCGCTTGATTTGTGGACGACCCATCAAAATTCCACATTGGGAAGTTGCTGTCTAAGAACGCATTTTTAACTGACTCATATTCAACAATTTTTACTTTGCTTCTAAGGTTTGGTTCTGGTTTGTATCCATCAAGCCAAACATACTCTAACTTAATTTTCATTTCATTTTATTTATTACGGTTATTATTTCTTCTTTAGTGGATTTCTCAACAAACATCCTATAAACTTTGCGCGAAAAATCGTCGGTGCAAATAATTGCATCGGCGTCTAAATATCTCATAAGATCATGGGTGTGATTAAGTATGTTTTCTTTTTTTAGAATTCTTTTGTTAAAACTCATTTTAATTAGATTCGAGGTTATTCAAATATTTTTCTAACTTTTTAAGTTCACCTTCAGTTGGTTTCCACTTTTCTTGTTCAGGATCTGGAAGTTTTTGTAAAACTTCATAGGTGATAGTTCCGGACTCTTTTTGTTGTTTTTGCAAATTCACTATTAACTCTCTAACTTTATTTCCAAACTCGAAATCATTTGGGTGTTTTTTTGATAGTTCAAGAATTGTTTCATATAAAGTACCTTCCATAAATTAAAATATAAAATATTATTATTTCTTTGTCAAACTTTTATCCATAATAAGTTTTGATTGGATCATGTAGTTCATAATTTTTCTTTTAACAATAGGTAGAACTGTTTCTTTTAATGGAAAATTATTATTATGGTGAGAGTCAAAAATAATTAACTTACTGAAGACATCAGGGTTGTTAATATTTTTAATAAGTGTGTTTTTACTTTTTGTTAAAGAATCTTCTAAGGACTCAGAATCTTTCCAATTAATTTTTTTTACCATACACTTTGTGTCATTTGATCCCCTTTTAATAGGTTTTACGATAAACTCATATGCATATTTTTTTTCACCGTATGTCACAAAAAAAATACCTTGTTTATGTTCAACACTTTTGATGTTTTTGATTGGGTTAATTGATATTGTATCGTTAGCAATTTCCCATATCGCTTTCGCTTGATTGAAAAAATCCTGTAATTTTTCATTAGAGAATCTACAAATGTTAAATACCTCCAAAAGTTCACTTCCGTTAATATTAGGTAGATTATTGGCAATCAAATCTGAAATAAGAATTTCATCGTCAGGATCTTTAAGGGATCTATTCAAACTTAAATATTGTCCTTTTTCAATCAACAAATTTATGTTGGCTAAATGTAAAGATAGGTATTGAAAATTTGGGTATAATTTTAACTTGTCAAAGTCTTTTTGAATCTTATGTAAAAATCCAAGTAACACATATTGTTTGTGCTCTAAATCGATAGGTTCTTGAAATACCCAATTTGTTTCCATTAATAATAAATGTATTCAACTGTATTGGAATTGTAAATAAACTAGTTATATCTAAATACGATGTAGGTTTCGTTTTCTACATCTATTTCTTCGTAGTCACCGTCATAACTACCAAGAATGGTACCGTAACCATCTTCAGCCATTACTGTATCCACTATACCTTTAGTGTCCACATAGTTAATAATATCTTTGGGGTTCATTCCCGTATCGGTATACAACTGAATAAAATTATCTTCATTATCTCTAGTCCAATTTTCAATCTCTCCTTCTATTTGGTCTTCGTCGTAATCACCTTCTGGATTTTCTCTGATATCATCAATTAGGTCTTGAGCATCAACAATTTCACTACCTAATTGTTGTTTTTGTTCATCAGTAAGACTAGTGTCTGTTTTAAGTTTTTGATTTAATTTTTGAATTTTAGACTCATAAATTTCAATATACTTATATTGTTGATTGGTTAAAACTTTAGAAACCCCCCAATTTTCAGGGTCATCATAAACGACATCACTAATATATTCTCTTAAGAACTGTAAAACCTCATCATGGTCTAAGTTAGATTCCCAAACCCATTGATTAAATGCTTCATACCCTAGTTCGTCAATTCTTGATTCAATAGCTTCAACACAAGATTCATGTATTTTATCTTCATTATAGACCACATATTCTTGTTCAAAACCTTCATTACCTAACCACTGATACATATTACCTCCGTAGTGTTTGTAACCCATCGGGTATATATTGTACTTGTCCTCGTCTTCACCATCTTCGTCAGTTGATACCAACATTTCATTAACATCTAAATATTCATATAATGCTTCGGTTTCATACGATATTTCTTTTCCATTTTGGACACTCCACTCGTCGTTTGATCTCAAAACCGCTAATTTCTCATATTTAGCAAATAATTCTTTGGTTCTTTTATTATGGTATCTTTTACTGTTGTAATCATATACTCCTTGCGCCTTTTCATCATCAAAAACATCGACGCTAGAATTAGATATATTCAACCTTCCTTCTATTTTTGAAATTAGGTTTAGATTTTGTATTTGTTTATTACCTGACAGATCCAAATCTCCAGCAATAATAATATCTTTGTTTTTATATTGTGGTAGTCTAAGAATTGATGCAACATCATTATTCACATAATTGAGTATGTCTTTAAAATCGTCCGCACTAATACGAGCAACTTGTTCTGATTCTTCTTTTAATAACTTTTTTATAATTTTTTCAATTGACATATGTTATAAATATCTAAAAATAGAATTGATTTATCTTTATACCTATATAAATTATATATTACAAAATATTTATAGATGTAATAAACCTTTAAAACTAAAAAGTCATGGGATGCGGATGTAAAAAAAACCAACAACCAGAACAACCAACAGCGGAAACTCAACAACCACAAACTGAGTCTTCCAATAAATAATTAAATTAATTATATCATGGGATGCGGATGTAAAAAAAACCAATCATCACAACAAACACAAACAACACAATCACAAAAAACAAACGAATCTGTTAAAAGTGCAGTTACTAAGATTGTGGAAAAATATTACAAAAAGAAAAACTAACTATTTAACCTGTCTTTTTTTTTGAATAGTATTATTTAAATAAACTATTAGAAAAAAAATATGGTTGATATAGAAGTTTATAACTTTTTAGATGGTAAAAATTTATGTAATATTTTCGCAAGTTTACTTGTTGACAAAATCAATGAACTAATTCCTAACAGTAATACTGAATTAAAAGTAATTAATGTTAGGAATTTTTTTATTGTAAGAGGTTTTACTACCTCAGATCAAATTATAAATTGCGCGTCAATTTTTCAAAATTATGTGAATCAACATGATATTGAAATGTCAAAAACAATAAAAGTAATTGATCTTATTTTGTATAATGTCGATTTGAGTGATGAAGTATTAAATTTATCTCTATCGAGTGATAAGTATGTTGAATCCTCAAAAATCCGTATTGAGGAGTTTTTGAATGGATTTGTAAAAAAAGATACTCGTATGAATATTAAAATGGTTGATGATAATGTTTTAATCGATCATTCATCAGATAAAGAAGACGACTTAATACAAATTATTCAAAAGGAGTTTGGAGATAAAAAAATCACAAGGTCGGACTTTTCGAAAGAAATATATATTTCTGATGATTTTTTTGGTATGTCAAATAATTCAAAAAAATATTATCTTATACTTTTGGAGTATATTAAAAATCATTTATTTAAAAAATCTATCTCAAGTTCAATTCAAATTAAATTATTTGCCGAAAATATTAACTCAGTGAATAATGAAAACTGTTCATTAAGAGTCGTTGGTGGTAAACACATAGTTAACACAGAATGGTTAGAATCATTAATATTAGATGTTTTTCCATTTGAATTAACAGAACTTAAAAACAAATTTGATTTGAAAAAATTAGATTACTCAGAAAATATTGAGAATGGTAATATTGGATTTCCTTGGGAAAAATTAGACCTTCTTAACGAGTTGATCTTATTTTAGGTATTGTTTAACCATACTCACTCCTTCGTGAATATCTTGGAAATCTCTTTCAGGGGCAAGTAGAGTAATATCTGTTGCCTCTTCTTTTTCATTTATGGTTAATAACATAAATGCCGGTATAAATTCATTTTGCGTCATTTCAACAAATTTATCATATTCCTCCTCATTATCGTGAATGTCTCGTTCAACAAACATTATATTATTGTTTTTTAATTCCTCTTTGATCATACCACAAAAAGGACATCCTTTCATGGTGTAAAGTACCGTTATTTTCATAATTTATCTATCGTATGATGGTTATTCAACCCAATTAATAACATGTCAATATTTTTTAATGAGTCAGTCAGAATGTATATTATGTAGGTTGAGTCGTGTTCAAGTCTTATAAAATATATAAAAACAGTGTTGGATCCCCACTTAATAACTCCTTCTAAATAATTATAACCTTTATCAAAAATAGAACTTGACCAAATTAAGTTATTTTTTTCAATTAAAGTTTCGAGACCTTTATATGTGATGTTTTTTGGTCTAACAATATTAGGTATTTTTTTCAACTCGAACTCTTGTTCGTATAAATCAAAAACATGTTCGGGTATTATTTTATCCTTGCTCATATATTATATAATTATGGTAAATCATCAAAAAAATCAAAATTAACAGGGTTCACCGGTATTAATTCACCGTATGTACTTAATTCAGGTGTTTCGTTGTCCCAACTTGGTGTCATTCTAATCATTCTACCTTTTTCACCACCTACAGTGGCATCAACACTATTAAACACCGACTGTTGTTCTATCACCTTACCATTACGATATTTCTTAACCATCTTCGGTAATTTTAAGGTTCCCAACTTATACATCAAATTGATATTAGCCAACTGAACTCTTGCCACCTCAGAGAATTCAAATGGTGACATACCATTAAACCTTGCTCGTTCTTGTACATTAAGAACTTCTTTCTGTCTAAATTGATATTCAACCGTAATTCTTTCATCACCATCTGTCGATCCTTTACGAATTGAGAAGATCAAGCAGTCCGGTCTTTCTGAATACCCACGAACACAATTTCGTTGGTGTTGGGATTCTTTTTCATAGTCCTCAGTTTTACGAAGAAGAACAGGATAATATGTTTCACCTTCATGTGCGATTGGTGTTTCTAAACTATCAACATCACCGTAAAATCTTTCAACCTCACCTTTTCTATACGATTGTAAAAG